CAGATTCTTTACCACAAGTTGAATCAAACACACTTAGAGTTGACCCAATTAATATCTCTCAACAACATCGTTCATTTCGTGGTTATCGATTACTTCCAAATGTACCTCTTGTGGTCAACCAATTTTCCGGTGACCAACGTGAAACTACTCGCACTCTTATTAAGAGGTACTCACAGAAACTTCCAACTATGGGTATTCGTGCCTGCACTTTATCTTTATCGCAACTCATTGAAGGTTTCTGTTATGGTGTATCTGGTAGTCGTACCAATTGGAACCAAATACAGCAAGAACTCTATTGTACTGATGAGGAACTTAAATATCATTATAAGGAATTTTTGATTGCATTGCAAAAAAAAATTGGTTCATCACAAGGTGCTGCTGCTATTCGTGAACTTGCTGATGAATTTAATGAAAATGAGGAATTCCTCACTTTTGTGAATAAGCAACAAACTAAGTTTAAGATTGAAGAAGGTTTTGATTCGAGTGATAAAGTTGGGCAAGGTATTGCTTCTATGTCAAAACGTGTTAACGTCATTTTATCTGTTTATGCTCGTGCACTTTTACATAAGGTACGTTCTTTGATTCGTAAGTATAATCGTAATGTTATTCTTGCCTGTTTTGATAGTGACGAGGAACTTAACGATGAATACACTGCTATTATTAGTGGTGCACCACACGATAATGTGTGGGATTGTTCTGACGTTAACGAGTGGGACACTAAATTTCGTACTGTGTTCCAACAACTTACTAGCACACTTGTTTGTGCCATTGGTTGCCCAACTTGGCTTGCTTCTTGGTTCACGCAATTTCGCTCAAAATGGAAAATGGTAATTATGACAAAATCCATTCGAACCGTCCTTATTGGTGACGAAAAACAATTTTCTGGCAATCCTTTTACAATATGTGAGAACACTATTGGTAATATGGCAATGACTTATGCAATTAAACGTTTTGTTTCTGAATACATATCACTTTTTAAAGGTGATGACTCTGCAATCAATTGTCGTCGTTCCATAACTAGTGTTACAGGTCATGCTTTCTTATCTACTACTGGTCACGTTATTAAGAACCATACTGGACCAATTGGTGATTTTGCAGGTTACATACTTACACCTATTGGTCTATTTCCTGACGTTGTTCGTTTCACTTGTAAGTTTATTGGCAAAACTTATCGTTCTC